TGCATCTGAATCAATAAACACATGGAATGAATAAAGATCTTCATCCGTATACACTGGACGAATGTTTTCCTCGTTGATCTTATCTTCAGACTCAGCTGCGCGCCCATCACCAACAAGTCCTGCACGTGCAATTTCCTCATCGAGCATCAGACGCATTTCTGCCTTAAGCCAAGCAACAATATCAAGATCGGTAATATCAATGATATCATCACGATCGAGTTTCTGCTTTTTATACACAGTCTGAGGAGTTGTTATTCTCTTCAAAAGCTTAACAACTTCTTCCTTCTTAAGACTACCCTTAACATAACCAAGAGCACGAGCAGCATCTGCTGTGATATCGGCAGCCATGGACTTAATACGAGAAAATGGTGAGTGACGAGTTCCGTTTTTCCAACCAGAAACCCAACCCATATCTCGCTGAATCATAGCAAGATCACCAACCGTCTTAGCATCAGGGAACAAATAATCAATGTTCTCAATACCATAGGTTACAACATGAGCAAGAAATGATTCACGAAAAGAACCGGTTCTCTGAGCATCAGCAACAATTTCAGAAAATTGAGCATGAGTTAGAGTAGGCTTAGTTTTATCATTTGGAGCAGCAAAAACATTTTGCTTCATTACTTTATCTCCTTCTTTATCAGTTTGAATTGCAGAATCTTCTGGAATTGCTGATTGCTCAGCTGTTTTCTGTGCTCCCTCGTCAAGAGCAGTTGCAAGCAAAGCCATTACAACATTACGTTGCTTATCACTAAGAGACTTAAGAACATCTTCAACAGTCTCTTCTCCATCACCACCCTCTGAGGGTGCAGCAGCACCATCCTCATGAGATAGTTCTAGACCACTATCCATATAAATAATCGCTTCACTTTCGGAAGTAACAGTCTCCCCATCTCCATGAGAAATATTAATATAATCAATCAGTGCTCCGGGATTCGCTCCTGCAAGAACAAGACTGACCTCACGAATATTGCCTTGATGAACGAGCTTATCTCTTTCTACTAGTTGATTTGCGAAGATTGAAAGACCGACAATATCTCCATGTGCGACCAATGCCTTTGCATTCTGTCCGGTAGGAGTATCATTGAAGAGACAGAAAGCATAAACGTCTCCATCACGATCTTCCAAAAAAGCGTGTCCAAGAACATTACTTGGATCATCATGAACATGCTGCCAAACAAGCGGTACCCTTTTCCCATAGTTATCTTTGAAGGCATGCTTCAAAATCTTACGACCATCGGAACAAGGAATATTTGCTCTGGTAGCATATCCGCCAAAATCAAATTTATCTTTTACGGTCATTATTGTTCTCCTTTATTGGACATACTGTCTTCCATAACGGGTACAGACTCAGGAGGGGTGCTCAAATTCTTATTCTTCAACTCATTGGCTCTTGGATCATCCTTGGGTCGATACCCAACAAGACCTCTAAATTCATTTCCTGTTAGGATTTCATTTCTAGTGAGTTTATCTGCCAATTCAGCTAGTTTAGCCGCTGTGACAAGATTAAACATGTTTCTAAAAGCTAGAATAGACTGACCTTGGGAAATGGCCGTTTGGGTTAAGAATTTTCGCTTCATCTCATTTGCTATAGCTACAGAAATAGGATCGATAGTTCTAACATAATAATTAAGAAACTCTTCTTCTGTCGCGCTTCCATCAAGAATCTTCTCGGACATCCCTAACTGGCTATAAAGCATTCTCGTTAAGTATTCCACTTGATTCAGAAGGTTGTTTTCAGCAGGACGATTTAGTTGAGTTATCTTTTCTGTAGCGTCGGCATATGCTATCCCGTATTTGGTATCTTTAAGTTGTGTTTCAATTGCTGTACGTCGTTCTTCTGCTTGCTTTTGACGAGCTTCATTTCGTATAGTATAAGGCAATTGAATAATTATATCTAACTTACCAGAACTACTTTGCTCGTCAACTACGTCCAAGAGATTAAGTTTTCTAATAAGTCTTTGTAGGGTTGAATTCGGTTGATTCATTATTGAATAAAAAGGATTCTCTACAATTCCTACTTTTTCTTTTGGAAGTATAATATCTTCGTTCTTTCCACTGAGATCATTGTATACAGATATTCTAACTGCTTGAGGATACCACTCTACAATTCTACCTGTTCGTAGACTTAAAATGTCGAATGAATTATTATCTGCAATGTTTATAGTGGTATCTACTGGAACTATTGCCACACATCCTTCATCAAACATCGAAACTACAACATCGTGAAAGAAGGCTATGTGCGTTTGATCAAGATTCGAACTCAGTGATAAACACTTATTCAAACCAGAATCGATTACATCGAGAAAACTCTCATTTTGATCAACTCTAGAATGACGAAACTTTATACTAGACACATCAATAGCACATCGAGTATAGACAGCACTTACGATTGATTGTTCGTTTCCTAAATGCATTCTATGACGAAAAGGAGCATAAGTAGAACTAAAACTACGACCTTGATTTGATAATGAATTCGTCGGGTCTTCGACTACACCTCTATCACGGAATACATTCCATGCTGTTCTTAATCGATTAATGAACGTATTTGCCACATCAGCACCTCCTTCTTTCAGATTTTGTCAAAAGATTAATAGGCTGCGCCAAGAGAAATACGTCGCCAATCGGTTCCCATATAGACATAAAGATATGATGCATCAACCATCAACTTGGCATTAGAAACTGGAGTGCCATCTACTCCGCCGCTAAGAGTCGTTGCGCCAGCAGTAAAGGCTCCATTGGCCATGGTCTCTCCGACAGCAATCGAATTGCCAGCTACACCCATGTCATCGGCAGTAAAATCAATCGTATCTCCCGCCCCATCGACAGCACCAACATCCTGGGTATCATGCGCAGTGACTGCGGCAACAAGTGCAGTAATTGCATTTGCTGCTGAGCAATTGGCACCGGTAACCAATGTTGCTGAACTGAAAACATTCGTTCCAGCAGTAAATGTTTCGGTAGATGCAATATTACCTGCTGTACCGCCAACCAAAGCTGTAATGACAGCATCATCTGAAGCAAAGTTTGAACAAAATACTGCTGAGTGAGCAGTATTAACGCCGTCATCACCATTAATGGCGTCTTCAATGTTACCTTGAGCTTCAGCAAGATCATCACCGATCTCAATCTCACCATCTGCTTCTGCTGTTCCAACAGGAACAAAAGTATATACCTTCGTTCCAATCGTCATCGTATCACCAACAGTTGGTTGAACATCAACAGTCAATGTAACTAGACCATGAACGGTATTAGGTTCAATGTTAACAGCAATATTTCCCGGTGAAGTCTTAGACTGAGTAGCATCACCAAGAAATTCGTAAACATCAGTACCACTCTTAGCTGGATTATTAATGGTAACGGTTTCGCCATCAATAACAACCCCAGTAACAGCCAATGCCTTTGACGCTGCAACACCCTTAACTGGTGTACCGAAATCTGGAACAGAACGAGCATCAAGCAGATCGCCTAGTTTAACTTCAAGATCATTTTCTCGGGAAAGATCATTCAAAACCTTAACTTCTTTAGCAGTCAACGTCATTTCGAATCTCCTTTTTTATTTCAATATCCGATAAATATGTTCAATATCGGTTGAATAGTTGTTAGCAACATTCTAGCAGCAACCCATGCTGATAGCAATGCAACCAACCAAAAGCCAAAAGAAAACCATAGGGTTATTTTCATGTGATATCTATTAAATCATACAGCTGCAAATACTAGGCCTGATTCGGCGAGTTCTCTACCCGATCCAGTTGACCAATTTCCAGCATCTGGTTTATAAGCTGCGATTGAAACCGAACTATTTATTGCACGAAATCCTTCACGATGATCTGCGCCACCATTATAAGAATACCCACTCCATCGACTACCATCTATTCCCATAGGAAGTGAATAAATAACCTGAGGACTAGCACTTCCACCAAGAGTAAAAATTATAAGAAATTTGAAAGTCATATTCTTATTAAATAAATGATATTGTGCTCCATAGGTATAAGTAACGCTTGAAATGGTCATAGATCCACTACAAGACCATTGTGGCGCCCAAGATAACAATCTCGTCTCGTAAATGGGTCTTTGAATA